ACGTTGGGGGCGCCAGTCAGCAGGTCGGCCAGCAGCCGGTCAAACTCAGACGTGTTCTCGCTCATAGATCACTCCTTAGGAATTGGGTTAGGAAACCAGATCAGCCATCACCGTCTCCACCATCAGTCTTGGATCAACGCTATGCCTGTACCCGTTCTCCCGCAGGTAGTCTTCTGCTGCGAGGCGGGCACAGTAGTTCTGACTGGGCTCGGGCATATCGCTGTCGAAGTAGCCCTCCCAGTAGAAATCCACATCACCCTCGGTCACTGGCTCGTTCACCACCTTCTCAACCAGGGTGGCGAACACCTGAAAGAACTCTTTTGGGCGCACAGAATCTCCTTGTTGCTAAGGGGTGAAACCTGCAAATCCGGGGGCAAACCGCCGTCGCCCCGGCCCTGCCGCCGGGCCCGAAGGGCCCACACGCGACTACCTCATCGAGCCCTGCGAAAAGAGCGCAGAGCCCGTCGCTCACACTCACGGTTCTGGGGCACGGCCACCGCATAGCCAGCCGTCTTATGCCCATACTCCATGAGGACTAACTTGGGGCGTTCCCCAGTGCATGACATACAGACAACAGCCCTGCCCGTTTCCCTAAGGAACTCAGCCCTGTCGGGATCAATAGGGCAGTGGCAGCGGGCGCAGGTCATTCGGCCTCCTTTCTAGACTTCGGCGGCAGCAGCGACTCAATCGCGTCCCACCCCGCCTGAACCATTGCGTCCTGTATGTAGCGGCCGTTCTCGACAAGGAAGTCAATGCACTTAGCAGATGACCAGTCGGGCCGCAGCGACTGTATGTCCCCAGAAGACCACGACACAGAAGCCACACGCACATCGGGACCTTCGTCCATCACTCGCTCCTCTCTGCTCTGTTGTGTGCCACAATCTCGTCCACCAACTTCGCCACCCGCCCTCCCGGCCACGGGCCGCCGGGAAACTCACACCGCCACTCTTGGCATCGGATCACATAGTTCCCCGTGTCTTTGTTCAGCATGACCTCGACTGCGAACTTTTCGTACAACCCTTCGGGGAACTCCCGCTCCGGCGGTTCGTCTCTCCTGCCCATGCTCATCACTCCCTCCCTTCTGCTTTGGCAATAGCGGCAGCAGCCCTCTCATAGCACCTGCGTACACCGGCCTCGTAGTCGGCCAGCCCGATGTTGTGCCCGAACAGCCCGCCTCGCATGTCGGAAGCGATCATTTCCAGGCGGGCGACTGTGTCGGCAAGGGCAGCCAGCAACTCTGGTGCTGCGGCGATGACATGGGCAGAGCAGTCGATCACCCTAAATGCGACCGGACCCTCGCATGACTCAATGGTCACGCCGTCATCCAACAGATTCCCTTCGTCGTCCTCGTACTCAATCGTCCACGGCCCAGGTGTATGGCTCATCACTTACCTCCCTTCATGCCAACAGCCATAGCCTCAATGGCAAGTCTCATTCCACACATCAGGGCGTCTGCGTGCTTACGCTCACGCACACGGAACTCCTCAGTGTCCTTGGCTGCCGTCTCGGCAATGGCCAACTTCTCCCTGAGTGACTCGACTTCCCGGCCCCGCTCATACCGCTCAGTGTCAGCGTTGCGGAGTTGCTTACGCAGGGCCTCGATGATGTCAGCCGCCTTGCAGTTGACGTGTTCCCCGTAGACCAGCCCTCTCAGCAGGTCCACGATGTCGTCGTCGTCAGATGGTATCGTCATGCCTGTACTCCTATGGGTTTGAGGTAGTGCCAACGGGACGGTGAATTGGTTGTTGGCCGGCACGCAAATACTGCCTATGGCAAGAGCAGTTAAGGGTCGTCACTGGCTGCCATATCAATGCCAGTTCGTTTCCTCTTTGCGGCGGCCTCGGAAGTTCTATGGGCCGCTATTCACCCGATGCCGAACCAACAACAAAAAACCCCTCCAGCCCATTGGACTGGAGGGGTGCAAGTCCTGAATCACACGGTAATCAGGCAGGTTTCCGCACCAACTTGGCGACCACCGTGTGCCGGCGGCGCTTCAGGTCCGCCAACTGGCAGCCCAGTTGATGCCAGCCCTTGTCAGCCCGATTGAACTCCACCGCCTGCTGGAGTTCCACAAACTCCTCAGGGGTCATGGACTGAATGGCCGAGAACACAGGACGCTTCATGGCACGATACATGGCTAAGTCTCCTAGCAAGGGGAAGTAAACCCGGCGTTGCCGCCGTCGCCCCGGCCCTGCCGCCCACCCCGAAGGGGTCAGACGCGAGTCAGTGCCAGAGTCGGCCAGCCCACCACCACGGCAGGCCAAGCGATAACAAAAAAGCCCCGCTCCACTGATGAAGGTGGGCGGGGCTATCGCGTCTTACCCGGCGACGGGGGAGGGGTCGGTTTATCTTCTGTCGGGTCGCCCAACGCTACGTTTCCAGGCAAGCCGATGGATAACTCCGGTGGTCCCTCAAGTCGGTAGTTGTTCGGGGGACGGCAGCGGGAGTCGAACCCGCCCCAGCCAGTTAGGCCAGTGCCAGATAGGGCTTGGCCCAGAAGTGTCAGCGCTAACACTCCCAGGAAACGCCTTTGCCGCCATAGGTAAATAAAAAAAGGGGCCGGACTCCCGAAGGAGCCCGACCCCTAATCACTCACTGACCCTCCAAGGACTACTTGGAGTAATCCTGCCACCGGCCATCGGCCAGCATCTCCTGCATCACCTTGATGACCTCCTCAGCGGAGTTCCGGTAGACCACCATGGGCATGACCAACCCACCCTTAGCATTGAACTTCGGGCGGAAGGTATAGGCCGGCTTGGCCTTCAGCACTGCAATCCGCTGCTCAATGACCGGCACTGAGTCCTTGAAGGCCGGGTCTTTCTTCAGCGCATTGAGAGTGGCAACCGACGTGATGGTGTTGAAATCCAACATGGTAAAACTCCTAGCAAGGGAACACTGAACTCCGGGGGTCTGCCCCGTCGCCGCAGCCCTGCCGCCGGCCCCGAAGGGGCCAAAGCGGGTAACCCACAATGTGGGTTCTCAGAGTGACCAGTAAGACCCAGAGAGAGATACTCTGAGTGCTGATCGCTTCGACCGGCTCGACGGCCCAGCCCTGCCGGTCGGCCCGAAGGGCCCAAAACGGGTAACCCTATCCCTAACTCATTAGTGTTTAGGATTAGGGAATACATATTAGGTCAGCCTGATGGATAGTCTTTTAGTACCAAATCTTGCCTTCTGATCCCCGGAGCAAGCCGTAAGTCGTTGCCTCTTTGGATCAACTGGAATCGAAGCCCCCTCCCCCCATTCAGATCCCAGTCATATATCACGTCCTACTCCTGTTTTTTCTCCATATTTCAAACGCTAACAACCTAGCCTTAGCGCCTTAAGCCTGCTGACATGCTGACACCCCAAAGTAATGGCAGCCTTTATCAAGCCCGCCCCCGGTTCTCATTGTGAAAGGCTCCCAGATGCCAGCAACAACTCCCCTGAGGACATAAAAGCACTAGGCACCGCACACTCCCCCTCAGAGGCTCTCTCATGCCCATGATGCCAGACCCCATGTCCATGTCCTCGGAGGACCGCATTCGTCGTCTCATGGGTAGCATGCCCTCTATGCAGGCCCCGCCCGTGGAGCCCACGCCCGACATCGAGGTCGGCCCCATGGGTGACTTCTCTCCCCAGGCTCAGGGTGGCTTTGAGTTCGACCAGCACGCCGGTGCCATGGGTCAGGACATCCCCAGTGGCATGCCCCGGTCTCCTGGCGGTCAGACCGGCAATCCCCGCTACGACGCCATGCGGGCTGAGAAGGCAATGGCCTACCAGCAGGCGCAGCAGGCCAAGATGGCTGCCTATCGCAACAGCCGCAACTACTGACCGGGGGGGCTCATGCCACGCACTGGTCTTAACTGGACGCCGGCCGGCTACCTGCCCGCCCCGCTTCCGGCGAGGTTCATCTCCGAGGCCGAGCAGGCGGCGGCTGCCCTACCGCCGGCGATCAAGGCCCAATCCCTGAAGAACGCTCTGCTCAGGGGTGGCGCCAAGCCTGTGGAGTTGGAGTACGCGGGCATAGATGACTTCATTGCCTCCCGCCAGGGACAGTCGGTTCCATCCCAGGAAGTGCTTGACCACATCAAGGCTCAGGGTCCGCTGGGGCAGTTGAAGCGGGTGGAGCAGCGGTCTGGCAAGTACGGCCCGCCAGACCTCGGAGAGGACAGCCCGCTGACGCGCGAAGAGATGGAGGAGTTCGGGATCGCGCCAAGGCTGCCCGCGTATGCGCCAAGTATGCGCAAGCCATTTGACCCGGAGACCGCCAGCGAACTTACGCAGTACCACGAATACACGGTTCCGGGGAAGAGGGGCGACTTTACTGGCTACCGAGAGGTCCTGATCGAGGACCCGAAGAACCGTGCCGGAAAACGGTCGCTGGTTGGTGAAAACCAAGGCGCAGTTAACGCCCATGCCTCTGACTACTGGGCTCGCTACAACGAATACCCCGACAGAGTAGCGGTCCAGAACATCCAAAGTGATGCGGGGCAAGATTTCAGTAAGGGCGCCAAGGGAGAAGATGACGCCGCTGCGCTGAACAACAGGCTGCGAGAGACTCGCAGCCACCGGCAGTCACTACTCAATGAACTCAACAACAACGACTCCCTGCCTCCGGCACTGAAGCAGGAATACACCGAACAGATCGATGGCCTGAACGAGGAAGAGGGCGAGATATTCAGGACCGCCCAGGGACGGTTTGCGATGGAGTTCGATCAGAATGGCGACGAATACTTCACGGGCGCTGCCATCACCTCCCCTCTCGCCCGCGACGACAACTGGAAGAACCTGATGGCAAGGCACATCGCCTTGCAGTCGATTGCCGGCGGCGGCAAGCCCATCACCATCCCCACTGGCAAGCAGATGGTTGATGTTGAGGGGTTTGGAATGGGGACGCACGGCGATTCTGGCAGGGCAGCCAAATCCGCCACTGCCTACAACGCGGACCTAGTTCGCCGGCTCCAGAAGATTTTCCGTGGGCTGGACCCTAGCGGGGCGGAGGTGAAAGCCTCGCCTCCAGTTGAGCCCTTAGTGACATCCATTTCGCCGCAGGAAGCGCGAATCCAGGACAAAAGGTTCTTCAATGCCCAACTCGGGCCAATGATGGATTTGCCGAGCAACATGGGGCCGGGAGACAATGCGATCTGGAGGGGCATTACAAGCGGAGACACGCGAAGAGTAGAGAAGGCCGTCGAAGACTATGGACGCGCCGGGGCCAGCCGGGAGGCCATAAATGCCGCTATGCAGGTGATTCAGTACAGCCGGCTCATGGATGAACTGCGCGGCGCTGGCGTTTCGGACATGCCAATCGATCCAGCGGCGCCCTCCGACACCCCCGGCTGGACCGTCAAGCCCTCTGCCCGAGCCGTCCGCACTGCCCTGGAGAAGGGCCTGCCGATCATGTCGCTGGCGCCGCTCCTGTTGTCCCCGCCCCAGGAGAAGCGTTAATGCCACGCACTGGCCTTAACATCCCCCTGCACCCGGCTGATGCCCTGGCTCAGTCGATTGGCAGGCAGATCGCACTGCAACGGCCTGCGCCCTCGGCCAAACTCGCAGACATGGCTGACATCCATGAAGGCGTAGGCAAGGTCTACAGCCATGCCGAGATGCTTGGCGGCGAGGGGCCGCGTGGCTACCCGGTGACCGGGTGGAGCATGCCAATCGACCCGCACCCTCGCCAGGTCAGCCTGGCCCGGACCAGCCTGGACGACTACTTGAGGGAGAATGCCTACGGGGACGCCTTTGACGAGATTCGCCAGTCGCTGCTCGACCTCGCCCCGCTCAAGGGTCACGTCCTTGCGCCTGACTACACGGCATCCGGTGGGCTGAAGCAAGCACTGGAGCGGCCCCTGTACGTCGCCACCATTGAGGGCGAGTTGCCGTGGGCTGGCAAAGGCCCGACTCAGGCGTCAGGCGAAACGGCAGCGCTTCCGCACCATGGTGTTGTGCAACTCAGCCCGTCTGAACTCCGGCACACCAACTCAGGCCTTGACGTTGGGCTCAACCATGAGGTTGGCCATGTCATTGCACCGCCAGGCCCAGTGCGATCTGGCGCGTCACTGGACAGCACGACGATGTTCCGACGCCTGACTGCCGAGCATCCCGAACTTGGCAAGCGGGCGATGGACAAGGGCTTGGGTCGAATAGGCCGCATGATCCAGTACCGCAACCGGCCGCCTGAGTTAATGGCCAATGCCGCCCACATGCGCCGCCTGGAGTACGGGCTGACGGGCAACACCATGACCACTCCCGAGAAAGTGGCTCAGGCCTTTGACCGCTGGCTGGGTGGAAAGCCGGCAGCGATTCGTGGGGAAGTTGGGCCAGGAGGTTTTGGGCGTTTTGAAGACCCGATCATGCAGCACGGTCCCAATTCCGGTCAGCCCGCGACGAACTTTGAGGACATGCGGGAGTCGTTCCGGCACATCTACGACCAGTCTAATCCCAAGACCAAGAGAGTAATCCAGACCCTGTTCCCGAGAGTTGCTTCCACGCAGGAAGGGTACGCCGATGCCATTGCGTGATGACGTTGATAGCCTCGCCGGAATGGGCAGCCCCACTCCAGCAGATGCGGTCAACAGCCCGAAGAACGTCCTGGCCCGGGCAATCAGCCGGCTTGGAAACAGCACGCAGGTTCCAGGGTGGTCGGTCACTGCCACGCCTTCTGACGACCAAGGAATCTTTAGGCAGGTAGACGAAAGCGGCCGGTTTGTTTACCCCAGTGCCGGGCAACTCGCTGAGAAACTCATGGCTGGCGAGCCGCTCACGGGCCAGTACGCCAAGGCCATCAGTTCCATCTCAGCATCGCCAGTCCCAGAGAGCGGGTGGACGGACAAAGACAACAAGCAACTCGGCAGAGACCCGCGACCATTTGAGTTATCCGAAGCCGGCAAGGCCAGGGACGCAAGCCTTCTGGACCGGCAACTGCTGTCGGATGCCTTAACCAAGCCGGGCGCACTGAACTCGCTGTCTCAAGATCGAGCCGCCAAAGAAGGTCGCAGGTACGGAGAAAGCGGCTGGCTTGGTGCGCTCCAGAACCGGGAGTACCTGGCCGGCAAGGCGGTGCTTGGGGGCCAGACGTTCGGTGACGCTGCCTATTCGCAGTTCTTCGACATCGACCCGGTGAAAGGAAAGGACGGCGAGACTGGCTACCACCACCCGACCCTGGGCTGGGTTGCCGACTCGTCGTGGAACCCGCTCACCCCCAACAACAAGAACATGCAGACGCCCCTGGGGGCTGCGCTGACAGTAGCCGCGTTCCCGGGCGGCGCTGCCATGAAGTATTTCACCCACTACCTGCCGCGTGCCGCCGACCGTGCGGATGTTCTGGCTGCTGCAAACAAGGTCGAGCGCATCCTCCCGGCAGGCACCGACCGGGCCGAGGGCAACCGGCTCATCGAGCAGACAGCCAAAGCCGCAGAGCCTAACTTCGATGACGTGTACCGCGAGAAGTACGGGGAGTGGCCCAGTTACGCCCTGAGTTCGGCCGCCACGTTCGGTAACGGGCTGATCGACCCCACGCTCGTTGCCACAGGCCCCGCAGCCAGGGTTGCCGCCATGGCCGGAAAGGGCTTGCAGGCAGCCTCCAAGTCAGCGGCAGCGCCCATGATCCGCCGCCTGATGAACGCCTACGGCACCTCGATGCTGAACAGCGCAGGCCCTCTCGCCAAGTACCCGATCCTGCATGCTGCGGCCAAGGAAGCGATAGAAGAACTGCCATTCAACGCCGGGCTGATGACGGCCCTTGGTCCTGGCGTGGACATGATGAGCGGCGAGGTTCGTGGGCAGGGCCTGTCCGACCAGCCGGGCGACGACATTTACAACCGCCCACACACTCCTGGGTTCGGCCCGGACGGCACCAGCATGTTCGGTGGCGGGAAGAATCGCACGGACCTGATGCGAGAGGTGAAGGACGCAAGCGGCAACGTGATTGGGTACGGCCACGAAAGCGACGAGGACTTCAAGAAGCGGCTCGCAGAGAACAGGGCCCAGGGTGCCGCGCTGAGGCAGGGCACCCAGGGGTTACTGCAACAGATCGAGAACAGTAAGACCCCAAGAAGGCCGATCAGCCCGGTCATCATGTCCGTGATGCCGCCACCGTTTTAGTAACAAACGCCCGTTGCGGGCCCGGCAAAGTAGCGCAACACTCCGAAGGTGAGGACCTATTCGCCTGTTCGGAGGAGTAAGACATGGACGTTGATGTCGCTGATTCTGTAGACGTTTCGCAGTCCGAGGCCCCTGAGTCCACGGTCGATACGTCTACCCCGGTTGATTCGTCCCCGGGCATGGAAAGCGCACCGGAGCAGCAGGCTTCGGGCACCCCGTGGGAGGCGTTCAAGCGGCTACCCGAGTTCCAGGGCGCCGACGACCGTGCCATCGCGCACCGTCTCTATAGCGCCATGGAGAGGGAGAAGGCAGCATCCAGAGCCTTGGCCCAGTACCAGCAGGTTGTTCCGTATGCCCAGGAGTACCTGTCGAATCGCAGAGAGTTTGAGGCCTGGCGCAAAGCACAAAGCCAGTCCGTGCAGCAGCACCCTCAAGTGGCCCAGGCCCAGGGGCTTCAGCGCCCCGACCAGCAGTCAGCGCAGACGGCCAAGGGCTGGTGGAACCCGCCCCAGGTCAGGGACTCTTACAAGAGATTCCTCATCAAGGACGAGTCGGGCCGTGAGATCATCGACCCCAACGCCCCGCCTTCTGCCCAGGAAGAACTGTACGAATACCAGCAGTACAAGGCTGATTTCGCCCGGAAGTTCTTGGAGAACCCTGAGGGCGCTTTAGGTCCCATGGTTCAAGACCTAGCCGCCAAGCAGGCCCAAGAGATAGTTCAGCAGCAGTTTGAGAAGGTCAACAACGAGCAGTTTGTCAGCACTGTTGAACAGCAGAACAGTGACTGGTTGTTCGACCCCCAGACCGGCAATGTCACGCCGGAGGGGCTGCTGGTACATAAATACGTCGAAGAGGCGAGAGCGCACGGAATCAACGGCCCCCAGCAGCGTTGGCAATACGCCATCGCAATGACCGAAAGGGACATGCTGGCCCGGGTCTTTGATGAAAGCCAGGCGGCTCAAGCCAGCCAATACCAGCAGCAGGCAGTCCAGCAGTTTGCCCCGCCGGCACCGGCCCCACAGGCCCAACCGGCTCCGCAAGCAGCCCCCGCCCCGCAGCAGGACTTGGCCAAGCAAAACATGGAGTACCTGCGACGAGAGGCTGCGAGAAATCCCAGCCGATCAGCCGGTACCGCCAACAACGACTTCCGGGCCCCGAAACAAAAACGAACCTTTGAAGAACTCCTCAGGGAAGACGCAAGTTCCCGAGGGCTAATCTGAAAGGATAAGCAGAGATGCCTAGCAGCACTGATTGGGCACGTTCCATTGGCACGACCATTATCAACTACCTCCGCGAGGAGGAGTTGGCCACATTCCGTAAGTTCAAGGTGTTCGCAGCCCTTGAAGGTAGCGGTAACGTGGTTATGAATCAGGGTGGCAGGGGCATTGACTGGCAAATCAGGTATAGGAATCAGCCCGTTTCGGGGAACAATGGCGAGACGCCGCGCGTCTTCTCGCGTCAGAACCTGTGGGTCGATGCCCAACTTCCGTACCGTGGTTATCAGGTGGCGGACAGCATCTACAAGAAGGAGATGCTGGAGAACCGTGGCCAGCAGGCCCTTATCAATGTCGCTGGCAAGATGGCAAGCCGGCTTCAGGAGTCGATGGAGCAGCACCTTTCCAAGGAGGTGTACATCGACGGTAGCGCTGCCGGTAACGAGTTGCGATTCCATGGCCTTGAGTCGTTTTTCGGGATCAACGGCACGGTGAATATCGGCACGGGTGCCCAGCGGACGGCCAACGCGGCCGACATGTTTGGCTTCCCCGCCGACACCTATGCCGGCGTGAACACCGGGCTCGGTGCCGTGGCCGGCTCGCAGATCAGTGGCGTGTGGCCGAACGGCGTGGCTGATCCCGAGTATGACTTCTACAGCCCGGTGGTCGTGAACTACACCAGCACCGCCTTCGGTGGCCTGACGGCTACCTGGGCTGACAACTGCGTGGTGGCTACCCGTGAGGCGATCCACCAGACGAAGCGGAACGACACCAAGGAGTCGGAGATCGACATGGTGTTGCTCGACCGCAAACTCTACATCCAGTACCTCAACAAACTCGACTCCAAGGAGCGAGTCATCGTGACCAAGCAGAATGGTCTGAAGTCTTACGGCTTCAACGATGTGTTTGAGCAGGACGGGGTGGAGATTTCGACGGAATACTCGGTCCCTGCCAACTGCGGATACGGCTTGTCCATCGCCAACATGGAACTGCGTTGCATGGAAGGAAGCCTGATGACAGCCGAAGGTCCGTTCTATAACGAAGACCTGCAATCCTATCGGTATGTCGTGTCCGTTTTGGCGAACCTGCGTTTCCGTTCCCCGCGTAACTTCTTCAAGTTGCAGGCGATTGCCTGAGCCTAAGCCCACAAGGATAAAGACCAAATGAGCAATCTCGACTCTGATCCGTGGTTCCCGCGTGGCACGACCCTCGGCGTCACGGCGACCGACCAGGGCACTGGCATCGTCGGCACGCAGCGGTGGTTCATGGACACGACTCCGGCTGGCGTGGTGAACAGCAACGCCCCGGTCAAGTGCATCGCCATGCGGAACACCTCGGGTGGCACGCTGGCTGCCGGCACGGTGGTGAAGGCCAAGACGACCGCCCTGCTGTCCGAAGTGGACGGCAACGCCACGGTTGACTCGCCCATCGTGGGCGTCGTGGACGAGTACCTGACGGCGGCGGTTGCCAACAACGACATCTTCTGGCTTGTCGTTGCCGGCCCGACCTCCGCGACCATTGGTACGGGTGGCGTGACCCAGGGCAACTTTGTGTCGATTGCAACCGGCACTGTGGTTGCCAGCGTGGCCAACAAGACGTTTGGCGTTGCCCTTGCCACTGCCTCGGCCGCCGCTCTGGGCCGGGTTCTGGTGGGCATGGCCGGCTACTCGTCCCGCGTCTCGACTCCGTGATAGTGGCGTAACACGGGCGTCATTGCACCGCACCGATGACTGTCCCGCAGGATGGTTGTCGGTGCGGTGCTGTTTTGTGGAGGCCCTATGTTGATCTCAGAGACCTGCGTTCAGGTCGCCGCCCCTCTTGATGGCCTTGCCCAAAAGGTCAGGGGTTTCGTCACTGTGGCCCGCCTCAAGGCTGAGAACGGCCTGACGGTGGCCGAGTTTGGCGAACTCTTCCTGGCCCTGATGCGGGTCGCCATCGAGGCTGCCGACACACTGTCTGCTGCGGGCTCCCAGAAGAAGGAACTCGTCCTCGACGCCCTCACGCTGCTGTTCGATGAGGTCGCTGACAAGATGGTGCCGATCTACCTCTGGCCCATTTGGGTCGTGGCCCGCCCCGCCGTCAGGGCATCACTGATCGCCGCCGCCTCTGGCGGGATCGAGGTCGTCCTCCAACTCGTCAGGAAGGCATCGTGATTACTGCCATCTGCATTGGTGCCGCCGCAGCGTTGGTGTTTGGCCCTGGGGTCAGGGAATGGCTCCAGACCCTCAAGCCAGCGCCAGTGCCCGAGCGTGCCAAGGCCCCCAAGAAGCCGGTCGCCAAGAAGCCCAAGAGGCCCCGCGATGAGTGAGAAGACTCGCCACTATCTGGCTGCGTTCTTTGGTGCCGCTGCCGTCGTGTCGATGCTCCAGACCGCACCGCCGGCTCCGGCTCCTGCTCCCGACAGCAACCCGCCCAAGATCGTGCTGGCCGGGAAGTTCATCGGCCCCACGGCAGCCGAGGACGCAGCCTGCGTTGCCGCCCTGTGCGACGAGTTCGCCAGGATCGTGACCGCCGATGGCGAGCGAGACACTCCAAGGCTCAAGACCGGGGTGCAGTTCGATGAACTTCGGATCGCCGCCCGCGAGAACCGCACTGGTGGCGTGTCCATTGGCGACCGCCAGCCCAAGGCAAGGGACGAGATCAAGCACTTCTTGGAAGAGGCTCTCGGCATTAGCGGTGGGCCGGTGACGCCAGAGCAGCGAGCCAAGTGGGCGGACGCTTTCATGGCCATCTCAAGGGCTGCCAGCCGTGCCGCAGGAAAGTAAATACCTCCGGCTGCTGGCTGTCTTCCTGCTGCTGGTTGCGGCGGGAATGGCCTTCTCCCGCCTGGCCGTGAAGGCCAAGTCGGACTTCGGCTATGTGCCCAACCCCGAGGGCACGAAAGAGTTCCTGTCCGAACTGGACGAGCCGCTGTTCGCCCAGGCCGGCGAGGGCGCGATCAAGGAAGCCAAGGGCAAGGACACGTTCCTCTACAGGTCTGCCCAGAAGGCACACCAAGCCTACTACGGTCAGCCGTGGGTAGTTGGCCGGCAGGGAATCGGGGACTGCGTTTCCTGGGGGTTCTCTCATTGCGTATGGATAGCCCAAAGCGTGGATTGGGAGACCGGCCGCCTCGCCAACCCACCGCCCTTCCCCTGTACGGAAAGTTGCTATGGCGGGTCCAGGGTAGAAGCCAGAGGCAAGAAGCAGGCTGGCTACTCAGACGGCAGTTACGGCGGCGCTGCTGCCAAGTGGCTGCGCGACTGGGGCGTCATCTACAGGGAGCAGTACGAAGGCCACGACCTGCGGCAGTATTCAGCAGACCGCGCCAAGAACTGGGGCAACTGGGGCAATGGCGGCCAAAACGATCAGGGCAAACTCGACACTGAGGCCAAGCGTCATCCAGCCAAGCACGTTGCGCTGGTCAGGAACTTCAAGGAAGCCGCTGCGGCCATCGAGTCCGGGTTCCCGATAGCCGTCTGCTCTGGGTATGGCTTCAGGTCTACAAGAGACTCTCAGGCCTTCTGCGCTCCATCTGGGTCCTGGGCCCATTGTATGGCCCTGATTTCAGTGCGCTACGACAGGCCTGGATGCCTGTGCCTTAATTCATGGGGTCCGAATTGGGTGTCAGGGCCTAAGTGGCCCGAGGACATGCCCGAGGGTTCTTTCTGGATCGACGCCAAGGTCATTGACGGCATGCTGTCTGGCGAAGACTCGTTTGCTGTCGGCAGTGTCGAGGGCTTCGGCTGGCGTGACCTGCACCACGGCAACTGGCTGGCCCCTGCCCCGCAGGACGAACGGATTTCGTTTCTTCTGGCCCTCTAGGGAGATGCTCGATGGTTACCGTGTCCAAGACATCGCTGATCCTGATCTGTGTCGCCTGTGTCTTTATTGGCTGGCGTTATGGCGACGACATCTCCCCGATCCCCAGCCCGCACAAGGACCGTCCGGTGCTGGCCGCCCTGGTGAAGTTCGCCAAGACGGCCCTTTGGTTTGCCGCCTTTGCCGAGCCCGCCCCGGCGCACGCTGGCACAGAAATTCAGTCCGTCATGGTGGACGAGAACGGCTACGCGCACCTCAATCACGCCAGGGGGTGGTGAAATGTGGGAATGGATCATTGCCTTCCTGACCTGGCTGTCGGCTGACCCCGTGATGATTAACGACCAGCAGCCCCGTGCTGCGGCGGCCACGCAGGCGGCCTACGCATCGTTTGCCACCGAGGAGGCCCCTGCTCCGACGCCCAGCAAGTGCGTCTGCGGCGGGACCTGCAAGAACGGGTTCTGGCGGCCGGACGGCAGGATCGAGCAGCCATGCCCCTGCCCCTCAGCCTGTGATTGCAAGAACAAGAAGGGCTGCCTGTCTGGAGCCTGTCCCAAGAAATAAGCGGGCGAGGCACGGAGGCCCCCCGCGAAAACAACCATGAGCGACCGCATACGACAGATGATGAGGATGCGACAGGACGCCATGCTTGCGGCGGCCCGAGACTCTAGGCCTATCGACCTAGACGACTATCGCTCAGACCTGAGGCAGCAACTCGCCCAGGCCATAGAGCAGGACAGGATGTCCCCGGTGCCGCTTGGCCAGGACCAGATCATGCGGGCATACGCCTCGCTGCTTGGCCCATCCATGGCCAACCAGATAGTGCAGCAGTTTATGAACTCCTCGCAGAGAGACCTGCAAAAGAGCATGAGCGAAGGCGATGACGCGCAACTCATGCGACCCATGATCGCATCGGTGATGCAACTCGACAGGTGACCCATGGACGACATCCTTGGACCACAGATACAGAGCCGGCAGTGCGACACCTGCGGCAATGTGTTCGACCTGACGCCCAAGTTCTTCCCCCGGCGGCCTGGCACGCAGTCCACATTTCGGCCTTCCTGCAAGAAGTGCTGGAGGGAGCAAGCCCGTCGCAAGAAACTAAACAAGATCGAGGGCCAGGCGGTAGACAAGTTCGTCTCCAAGGTTCTGTCAGGTGGGGCCAATGTGCCGCACACGGCCGAACTCCTTGAGAGCATGATGCACCTGTTCGGCGGGGTGAACGGCTTTGCGTCCATGGCCATGAAGCAGTATTGGGACGCCGCACCCGGCAGCCGCATCCGCAGTTCAGTGCTGGAGATGGTGGTCCGGCTCGCCACCAAGAACACCGAGCAGGGCGGGGCGAAGAAGCCCATCCAACTCTACTCGGAGGAGGAACTGGAGCAGGAGATCAATCAGCGGCTGGAGCAGGCCGTGCTGACATACGGAGGAAAGAGGTACATCAATGCCCCCGAAGAAGTAC